AACCCACCATCCACCGACAGGAACACCTTTCGCTTTTGCGTAGCCAACGAGTTGTGACACATACCCAAAGCTGTCTTTGCTCTGTAGTGTTTCAAAGTCTATGAATTTGTTTTCATATGCCCAAGGGGAGGCTGACTTAACGTCATCAACCTTCCCATTTAACACGAGGTCATAAGTCCCATCAACATGTCCCCCCTTTGTTGGTAAAGAAACTTGCTCACTGTCATCAAACTTTACGTCTGCCGCCCTTAGTAAGCCTTTAAACACAGCTTCTATTATATCACCAAGAATCATGTTGATAAGGAAGTAAGGAGAATCAGAAATCTTTTCCTCAGGACGGTTCTTATCAAACCATAACTGACACTTCTTACGTCCGATATTAGACATACGAAGCTTAAACTTCCTCTTCTCCCCTGAGAATTGACGACTCAGAGCGTCTCTTACATCCTTGGATACGAGGTCAATAGTACCCTTATCCATACTAGCCTTACCTAGCATGACGTTTTGCAAGAAAGAATGAATCGCCACTTCTGCAGGATGGTTCATAAGCTACTCCTCAATCTCAACAATGTTGGAGGCTATATCGTTTTCCTGATCAGATAGTTCCTCAGGTCTACGATGCTCCTCCCACTTGCTGATTGTTATTGAGTTCATAGCCTCAACCCACTCAACAAAGTTATTCAACACCTCCTGGTCATCAGTGGTAATCTCTACTACTTTACCTAGTGTAGGCTTCAACACAGCATAAGTTGCGCCACTAGGTATACTCTTTACTTCTGAGCCAAGATGTAACAGGTGCTGAATGGGAAGCCTGTTCTTTCTCTGAATCTGATTGAACATATCCGTCATAGCCTTAAAGCTATCTCTGTTCTTAATCCTCATCAAGAAAGGGAACTCTTTAACATCCACAGGTTTACCATCGGCATCCTTAGCTTTGTCGAGTTTACACAGACCAAATACAACCTTGAACCTATCAATAGATCGCATGAGGTCTTGTGTCTCTTGTGGCAACGCTTTGAAGTCCTTAACATAACCTGACGGTCTACCACAGTTAAACGTGCCGTAGTTGTCCTTCAGATCGCCATTCAAAGACGTTGCCATTACAGTTCGCAACATTCTTCCTTCTCCCCCATCAGGCTTTTGATAGTGCTTATCATAGCGCTGAAACTGAAAGCGTTGCATAAAGGGACGTATAGTCACCTTGTCACTGTAATATATTGTATCATCAGGGAAAGTTACAGAGAAAGCTCCTGCTTTGACTATAGCTACTTCCATAGTCTCACCCTCTACTTCCTTTGTACCCATCACATTCTGATGAACTTGTTTGATCTCTGCTAAAGCTGATGTGCTTTTTGCAGGAGCGTTGGACATCCCCATGATCTCTGCCAAGTCAGCAGGGGATTTACCAATTATGTCTAATGCGTTTTCCATATGTGTTTTTACTCCTAAATTATAAAACGAATATTATCAGACTACATCTTTAACGTCAAGCCAATTATCACCTATCTTTGACTCTAGTAATAACGGAACATTAACATCGATGTCATAGTAAGACTCCACTATACTTTTTAAACTTTTGTTGACATCATCTATAATCCTAAGAACGTCTTTTTCCTCTAAAGGATGTACGTCCAAGACTACAGAGTCATGCACACTATTTACTAACATACTCTTGTAACCATTTAATCTAGTCTCAATCTCCAACAATACAATAGGAACTATATCTGCTGTAGCAAATCCTTGCACAGGGTAGTTCTTAATCATGGTGAAGTGGGTTGGAGTTCCACTTCTCCTTCTCTCTACGTCAGGGAAAGCGTACTGCCTACCTGATGGTATCTTTATTCTGCCAAGGTTGATAGCCTCATCACCTAGTTTCTTGTGCCATTTAGCTATGCCTCTGTACTTGTCCATAAAGTGTGTGTAATACTCTGCCTCAGCTTTCGTTCTACCATACCCTGTCGCTCCGTAGAGGGGCGCAAAGGTATGTGCCTTAGCTTCTTGCCTAGATGTAGGTTGCCCTGCCTCAGTGATGATCTTTGCTGTGTAGGAATGAACATCAAATCCAGTTGATACTTCCTCCATTGCCACTTTGTCCTGAGATAACAATGCTGCAACTCTAAATTCTAGCTGTGCAAAGTCTGCCTCTAGTATTTTACCTTTCATACCAAACGCACCACCACTCCAACGTGACACAAACACTTTCTTAACAGGGAACGTACCACCTCTAGGCATATTCTGCATGTTAGGATTGCGCCCACTGAAACGTCCTGTAGCTGTGACATGTTGTGTAAGACTAACGTGGAGCATGCCATCATCTTTTGTGTAGTGTTCTATACCATCAACAAAGGCTGAGAGATAGCTTGACACAGCGCTTTGTCTTTTTAGGTCTGTCAAAAATGCCTCTGCCTCTGTCATGTCTTTTGACTTGGCTATGTTGATAAGCTGTTCCAAGTTTCCCTTACTTGTAGAGAACCCATTAGCACTGAGCCACGCTTTTGAGGGAGGGAAAAACCCTAGACCTGCCATTTGTTTTAGCTTGGTGAGCTTGTACCCTCTCGTATCACAGGATGTGCATCGATTTGGCTTGGCAAAACGTGTTCCATCCTTCTTAGTCTTGTATACCTTGCCCCTTCCGTTGCAAGTTTGACACACACTAGCTTTTGTTTTAACCATCATTGCACTATTGTCCTTGACAGTCTGTTTAAATTCTTCTTTGTCCTCCACATTATCAAAGACAATCGCCCACTTCTTCTTGTCATACAGTATTCTAGAGTAGATTACCTGACTAACCTGCTCAGGAGAGTTAAGATTTATAGGAGTGTCACCCATTAAGCTCTTGACTTTTGCGTTTAACCTATTTTCTATCTGCAATAGCTCATCCTCAAACTGTTTTCGCACATCTTTTAGTGCTACTTTGTCTATACTAAACCCATTCATATAGATTTTTGTAAGAGTTTTGCAAACTTTATTCGTTGTATCCCTCACATGTACCAAAGATTCCGATTCAGGCTTGTTATATTCGTCTAGTAAGCGCCAATATAAAGACCTAGTGACCCTTAAATCCTGCTCAAGATACATTGATAGCTCCTCTAATGGTATCTCGTCTGTCTGAAACCCTCTTCTGAAGTAATCTTTTAGCGTGTCAGACTTCTTCATGTCTAAATCGTATCGTAACGCACAGTTTTCTAGGCTGACAGAACCCTTCTGCCCACGCTGTAGTATGTAATCACCAAGCATTGTGTCAAATATTTGACCATCATACTTAAAACCACATGCCCACAACCATTGTAAGTCGTACTGTAGGTTGTGACCTATCAGTAGTGTGGTATTGTCAAGCACCCTTTGTAGTCTTGCCTGTGCATCATCGTCCTCAATGGTCTTTTCCTTGTGGTCAAATACAAATACTGTTCTCTCTTCTTCCTTAATATGATCCATTATACCCACCAATGTAAGAGAGTTGTCAGGCTCAAATGGGTCAAGGTGCAATTTACCATCACGTTTAGTCGTGGTGTTTTCTACATCAAGTATTATCTTCATTGCATTTTCTCCAATCTGTCTTACTTCCCTTTTTCATGTTATCTTTTGCCCATAAGGGTTGTAAATTAGTATAGTGCATAGCCTTTTTTTGCTCCTCTTCTTTAGACATATCAAAGCTACTCAAAGGCACTATATGGTCTATGTGCCAACCATTTCTAGTCCAATTATCCCAACTCATACCCTCTTCAAACTTACTCTCTAAATGTTTCTTTAACTGATCCATAGAACATCCTACCAAAGATAAAGCTGAGTCTTTTTTATCTCCTTTTTTAACTGCATAATATAAACGCAATCTAAGTAACCTTTTCAATCTATACTCAGGATCATGCTTTCTTCTGTGATACATCTCTAAGTTTCTTTGAACTACTCTCTTGTTTATAGCTTCCTTGTTTTTTTCATAGTATTTTCTAAGGCAAGCTTTATACTTGTCAGGATTTTCTGCTCTATATCTTCTTGAATTTTCTAGTAGAACATCTCTATTTTTCTTGTAGTAATTTCTACTATACCTTCTACTATTCTCTTTTACCTGCTCCTTAGATAAAGGGACGAAGGGAACACCTTTCCTTCTTACCCTGAGATACCACTCTTTAAAGTAAGCACTTTGTAATTTTTTTCTACGTTCTTTCTTCTCCTCCTCTGTCTCGTTAGGATACCTTCTCCACTTTACATGTTCCTCTTTCATGCTGAATACCTCCCTGTTTCTACATCTAGCTCAACATGGACAGCACCATGCCACCCTGTTAGTTTATTCTTAGCCAATCGAATGTGGCGCTGAGGATCGTTACTGTCCTGTCCTTCAATGTCAGGGTTCTTACTAATTAATAACATCAAATCTGCCTCTGCCGCCTTACCTGTTTTACTGCCTTCAAGCATAGATTGGTTAACATTTATCTTACCCTCAGCCTCTGCTGATAGTTGGGACATCCAAATGATAACACAGTTATACTTCTTGGCAATGTTTCTTGCGTGAATTGCCGCCTCTTTTAAATAGATGTCCGACCTTTCCGATCCTGCTGTTGCAAACTTATCTCCCATATCAAGAACAATGATGTCAGGGTTTATACTCTTGGCAAGCTGTTCAACATAATCCATGTTCTTATCCGTAGCATCTTTTATTGACAGCAAGTTTCTCAGAGGATCGTACCTTTCTAGTGCCAACTTCCTGTTCTCCAACACCTGATCGCTAGACATGTTAGACTTACAGTATAGGTAACGCAGACCAACACGCTTGTATGCCTCCTCATTACACAGAACTATACACTTTGCACCCTGATCTATAAAGCCACCCTCAGAGGCTATAATACTAGCGTGGAAGGATGTTTTCCCTGTATTGGGTCTAGCACCCACGATAACAAAGTGACCACCACTCAAACCTTCCACTCGCCTACGCAGAGAGGGTATATTAAACTTCCACTGAAACTTTAAATTGAGGTGTTCGACTAATGTGTTGAAAGATATGTCATCTCCCTGAAATCTAAAGCTAGGTGTGAAGTCGTCTTGATAGTTGTCAAGTATGTTTCGCAAAGGTTCTAAATTATTCTTTGTACCATTCACATAGTCAAACCCTATGTTGGCTACCTCTTCCCCAACCATCTGCTGAAACAACTTAGACAAAACTTCTTTAGCTATATCGTTGTT